CACGATGGCGGGTAAGAATAAGCACGATGATGTCCCGGATGCTTTTGCCATGCTGGCTGACTACGCCCAGAGTTTTACTGCCGTGTCTGTCGAGGTAATAAAAAGACCGTTTTGATGGACAAATACTATATATTGTGGTAAAATATAAGATTAAGTATTGACAACCACTATATATGGTGTTATAATGGTAAGTGTAAAATTGGATACTCCAATAGATTCTTAACAGCGCATGATTGCGAGGGCTTACGCCCATACGATCATGCGCTGTTTTTATTTTCGCAAAAAGGAGGTAATTGAGATGAGCGATGAAGTGAAACAGACTAAGGCTCCTACCCTTTACGGTCGTAGAGAAATCATCTCCCCGGTGAGCAAGATCACGAAGGAAAATGTCGTTCAGGTATTGACCAAGGCATTGACCGTTCACAACGAAAACGCCGCCGAGATCGATTACCTCTTTCGCTACATGAAGGGTAAGCAGCCTATTCTGTCCCGAACCAAAACCATTCGCCCGGAGATCAACAACAAGATCGTTGAGAACCACGCTGCGGAGATCACGCAGTTCACATCCAGCTATTTCCTGGGAGAGCCTGTCACCTATGTTCGCCGTGGCGAACGGGAGGGTGCTTCCAAGGGTATCGCCTTGCTGAATGACATGATGTTCTTCCAGAACAAGGTGAGCCACGACAAGACGCTGGCTACTTGGATGGCGGTGTGTGGTCATGGTTACCGAATGGCATTGCCCAATAAGGAGTACGAGAAGGACTGTGACGATGCTCCCTTTGTCATCGACATTCCCGATCCCCGATACACCTTCGTGGTTTACCACTCCGGCTTCGGTCATCGCAGACTGATGGGTGTCCGTGAGATTCTTCGGTATGACTCGAACAATGTGCTCAAGAGCGTGTACTGCGGCTACACGAAGACGCACTACTTCGAGGTGATGGACACCAAGCTGCTGGTGTGGAAGCCCCACTACCTGGGTGACAGCCCCATCTACGAATATCGGCTGAATATGACCCGCATGGGTTCCTTTGAACCCGCCGTTCCGCTTCTGGATGCAATGAACACGCTGATGTCCAACCGTGTTGACGGTGTGGAGCAGTTCATTCAGAGTTTCCTCAAGTTTGTGAACTGTGAGGTCGATAAGGATAAGATCGAAAAGCTGCGTGAACTTGGTGCTATCGTCATCAAGTCTGCGGACGGTGTCAACGCCGATGTGCAGATCATCACGCAGGAATTGAACCAGAGTCAGACACAGACCTTGGTCGATTACCTGTACGATCAAATCCTCATCATCTGCGGTATGCCTACCACGACCAAGGGTGGTTCCTCCACCTCTGATACGGGTGCGGCCGTGTTCCTGCGTGATGGCTGGAGTCAATGCGAAGCCAGAGCAAAGGACACCGAAGCCCTGTTTGAGGAGTCCGAGCGTGACTTCCTGCGGTTGATTCTCCGCATCATGCGTGAGAAGTGCGATACCGATCTGAAGCTGTCCGAGGTTGACTGCAAGTTCACCCGTAGACAGCACGACAATCTGCTTACCAAGACTCAGGCTCTGCTTCATATGCTCGAAGCTGGCTTGGCTCCTGAGATTGCGATTGCCACCAGCGGTCTGTTTAATGACCCCATGGATGTGGCACGGCAGTCCAAGGAATACCTGGAGGGTAAGTGGAGTCCCAGCAAACCCGCCGCACCAACTGAACCGATCATCACGGATCCTCCTGACGATGAGGACTCCGATAGTGATGGTGGTAGAGAAACCACCTTAAATAAGTCGCAAACCGCCAGAGAAGGCGGGGATAAATTTCGCAAAAATCAAACGGAGAGAACCGTATAAACGCATTGGAGGTAATTGAAAATGGCAATCGATTGGAGTAAGGTCGAGGGCTACACCGAGGGTATGTCTGCTGAAGACAAGCTGAAGCTGCTTGAAGATCAGGGCATTCCCGGCGAAGACTTCGATCCCGCTAAGAAGGGATTCGTCCCTAAAGCACAGTTTGACAAGGTGAGTAGCGATCTCGCCGCTGTCAAGAAGCAGTTGCGTACCAAGCAGACCGAGGAGGAACAGGCTCAGGCTGACCGGGAAGCTGCCGATCAGAAGATCCAGGAAGAACTCGAAAGTCTGCGTAGGGACAAGGCTTTGAGCACCTACAAGGCATCTTACCTTGCTATGGGTTATGACGATAAGGCTGCGACCGCCGCCGCCACCGCTATGGTGGATGGTGACATGACCGCCCTGTTCGCCGTGATGAAGAAGCATGGTGAGGATGCAGAAAAGGCTCTGAAAGCCAAACTTCTGAACGATACGCCCGAACCTCCTGCCGGAGAACCCGGCGATGAGCAGTCCGATGGCGTGAAGTTGGCACAGCGTGTGGCGAAAGCTACCGTAGAAGCCGACAAGACCGCAAATGATATCCTGTCCCAATACATCTAATTAAGGAGGAAACGAAAATGGCTATTGGCACTATGAAGAACGCTCGTCAGGTTGTCGATAATTCTGTCGAGATTCTGTTCAACAGCGAGTACGAAGCCCGTGCTCTCACTCTGGATACCGCCGCTTTCACCGAAGGTGTTTGCAAGGCTGGTTCCCCCATCGCCCTGGACGGTACTGTTGCGAATGACGCAAATGCCGTGGGCATCCTGCTCCACGATGTTGCCGAGGAGCGTCCCCAGGCTACCGTGGTTATCGGTGGCTACATCCACACCGAGCGTGCTGCTGCACACTCCGGCGTGACCATCGCAGATGCGGCTAAGACCGCTCTGAAGAATGTCGTATTCTGCTAAGAGGAGGTAAAGAAACATGAAGATTACTGATATTTTCGATGCGAAAGCGGTAGCTTCCCATTGGACTGAAACCGCTTCCAACCGTGTTCCCTATCTGGGTCAGGGTCTGTTCCCCAACAAGAAGAAGATGGGTCTTGATCTGAAGTGGATCAAGGGTCACAAGGGTCTGCCCGTGTCCCTGGCTCCCTCCAACTTCGATGCGAAGTCCACTCTGCGTGCTCGTGAGGGCTTCAAGATCGATGAAACTGAGATGGCTTTCTTCCGTGAGTCCATGCTGGTGAAGGAAGCTGACGAGCAGGAGATCATGCGTGTGAAGGATTCCAACGATCCCTACGCCGCTGATGTCATTGCCCGCATCTTCGATGACACCAACACTCTCCTGGACGGTGCTCAGGTCGTTGCCGAGCGTATGCGTATGCAGCTCCTGTGCCCCACCGTGGACGGTTCCCCCCGTATCGTGATCGCTGCCAACGGTGTGCAGTATTCCTACAATTACGATACTGACGGTTCCTACAAGGCGAACAACTACGCCGCTCTGGCATCCGACACTGACAAGTGGTCTGACCATGAGAACTCCGATCCCATGGCTGACATCACCGCTGGTCAGGACGCTGTCGAAGCTGCTACTGGTTCTCGCCCCAGCATTGCTGTGATGAGCCGTGCTACCTTCAACCACATCAAGGCTAACGCCAAGGTTCGTTCTGCCATCCTGGCTCAGAACGCCACCGCCAATGTGTTCATGAACGATGCTCGTGTCAAGGAGCTGTTCAAGACCGAACTGGGCATCACCATCGTGGTGTACACCAAGCAGTATAAGGACGAGTCTGGTGCTGTCCAGAAGTTCTACGCTGACGGTTACTGCACCCTGATTCCTGCTGGTGCTCTGGGTAACACCTGGCATGGTGTGACTCCTGAGGAGCGTACCCTCCTGGGTAATGCCCAGGCTGATGTGTCCATCACCAGCGAGGGCGTGGCTATCGCTGTCACCGTGACCAGCGATCCCGTCAACACCAAGACCACCGTGTCCGAGATCGTTCTGCCCTCCTACGAGCGTATGGACGAAACCTATGTCATCAAGGCATACTAATGGCTTCGGTGAAATTTCCGCATAAGGTCAAAGTCAATGGCGTGTACTACGCACCCGGTACTGTCATTGAAGTTGAGGATCCTGCGGACTACATCAAACAGGGTGCAATCGAAGTATCCAAGAAAACTGGAGCGAGGGCTTCCAAGCCCTCCTCCAGCCGGAAATCCACTACTCAGAAAGAGCAGTAAGAAGGGAGGTAGATTGTGATGACTACGGCTGAAAAACTCACCATGGTTAAGACTCTGCTGGGTATCAACGAGTCTGATACCTCTGAGGATGCCCGGATTACGGTCTACCTTACCGCAGCCGAACAGGAGATTCTCAGTTGGAGATACTCCCTGAGTTCCCAGAAGGTTACTGCTGTTCCCAGCGAGTATGAGATGACCCAGGTGTTCGCCGTGATTGCTGGTTACTCCCAGAGTGGAGCCGAAAACCAGACCAGTCATACGGAGAACAGCATCACACGACAGTTCAAACACGCAGACATGGTGGCGTACATCCGTGCCCATGTTTTGCCGATTGCGGGGTGTCTGTGATGAGATGTCTTCGGAGAAATATGTCGGATTTCTACTATGCCCTGTATGCCG